GGCAGAATTTCTTTTTCCACACTTGACCAGGTTGTTATAATATGCTACTATTAATGCATGAGATATCTACTTGTTGATACTGCAAACACATTCTTTCGTGCTCGTCATTCGGCCCACCGTCAATCAGATACTTGGGATAAGCTAGGCTTTGCTATCCATGTTACCCTTGGTTCGGTTAATAAGGCTTGGCGGGATCAGAAAGCCGATCATGTGGTATTCTGTTTGGAAGGACGGTCATGGCGAAAAGATTATTACGAGCCGTACAAAAAGAATCGTGCTGTTGCTCGTGCGGCCCTCACTGAATCCGAGCAGGAAGAGGACCGGCTATTTTGGGAAGCGTTTGATAACCTTAAAACGTTCCTGTCAGAAAAGACTAATTGCACAGTTCTTCAACATCCAGAACTTGAAGCAGATGATCTTATTGCAGGATTCATACACGAACACCCCAATGACGATCACGTTATTATCTCGTCCGATACTGACTTCTACCAGTTATTGGCGCCGAATGTCCAGCAATATAATGGTGTTGCCGACGAACTACACACGTTAGAGGGCATACTTGACAAGAAAGGCAAATTGGTAATTGATAAAAAGACCAAGGAACCCAAGGTCATACCTGATCCGCAGTGGATTCTGTTTGAGAAGTGCATGCGCGGAGATCCAACGGATAACATCTTTTCTGCTTACCCGGGTGTTAGAACCAAGGGTTCAAAGAACAAAATTGGTCTCACTGAAGCTTTTGCTGACAAACATAGTAAAGGATATGCTTGGAACAACCTTATGCTTCAGCGATGGACCGACCATAACGGTGTAGAACATCGAGTCATAGACGACTATGAACGCAATCGAGTGTTGGTAGATCTTACTGCACAGCCAGCAGAGATCAAGGCCAAAATTGCAGATACGATTCGAACAAACGCTGTGAGAAAAGGTCGTCCTATGGTAGGTGCTCAGTTCTTGAAGTTTTGTGGCAAGTATGAATTGAATCGATTGAGTGAGCAAAGTCAAAGTTTTTCGGAGTTCTTAGGAGCGGAGTATCCTGAATGATCACATGGCTGATATTGGCCCTGCTGTTTTTCAAACACTTTCTAGCAGACTTCTGCTGGCAAAGTGATAGAATGATCAAAGACAAAGGCCATCTGGGCAGAATTGGTGGCCTACAACACGCTGGCTTACACGGTGTATTGACTTATGTAATCTTGATGCATTTCTTAAACATCCAGGCCTGCATCATAATTGCTTTATTTGACAGTGTAATGCATTACATTTTTGACTTTATGCATCGTAGAGCCACAGTTAAAATAAATGTAGAATCCAACGCATTCTGGGTTTGGATCGGTATTGATCAATTCTTACATGCAATGATTTATTTGATAATTGGTTTTACAGTGACTTTTCTAACTGCGGATTTTGTATGATTAGAAATATACATACCAATGAAGATTACTTGGTAATAAACAAAGGTTATAATTTTGCAAATCACAGCTACAGTCCTGGTGCTCAAAGTGCCGGACTTTTAAGATACAATTACAACAACAGCGATGTTGAAGTTTATAATGGTATGTCATGGCACACCCTGGGTGGGGACACTTCAATCAATTTCAGCAAAGAAACTGTTGAAGTACTAGAGTGGGCACGTACCAAAATGCAAGAAGAAGCACAGTTAAAGTCATTGATAGCCCGTCATCCGGGACTCAAAGATCTACACGACAAGTTTGAAATAATGAAGGCCTTGTGCCTAGAAGAGGCAAACAAATGAATTGGTTGAGACGCACTATCAGAAACTGGTTGCAACAAGAAGAGCCAGTTCAATTGGAAACAGTGATTGCAGCAAGAGAAAGTCCAAGACAAGAAGGATTGAACTTTTTTCTTTATCGTGCAGTAGGTGGTCATGTTCTTGAATCAAGAATTTATAATAATAAAACAGATCGCAGCGAAGGCACACTGTACATGATTCACGAAGATCAAGACTTTGCCACGCAGGTGGCACAGTCAATCATGTTGGAACAAATGAAACTATGAGCACTTACACTATGGCAGCAAGTGTGGCACCAATCACAGCCGCACAGATCAGTCAAATTGATCTCAGTGGAACATATGGCATGGGCGAAAAAAAATTACCTAACAAAAAAATCACATTTGATGTACATACTGCTCACGGCGGATATGTGATTAGGGTATCACAAGGATTTGGCAGCGAAGATGAAATGTATGTTGTAAGCGACTCACATGATCTCGGCCAGGAACTTGGTAAAATTATCACACACCATACACTAACAAAAAAATGACAACACCAATCGCAAAACCAGTAGTTAAAAATAAATTTTGGGTGGTAGAAAATCACGGTCAGAAGATTGCCACAATACAAGCAAGAGATGACGGCGGCTTTGTTTATGTGCATGATGAACTGAGAGAATTTTTTCCAAGTGTAAAAAATCTCAAACAAAAATACAATATCAAGTTTGGGTCAGCAGATAAAATACAAAAAGAATCGTCCAAGACAGTTTATGGATATCCTGTGTCGGGCAAGTTTTACAACGAAGTCTGGGATGTACAACGACGACTACCTATCTACAGCAAAACAGCCAAGAGCAAAAGTTTGTTCTGTGCTGGATATTATTTGATTAAACTTAACGGCACCTGGTCCGAACACTACTGTCCCAAAAACATCACACTGGCCAGATATGAATTTGTCGGACCGTTCAAAACAAAAGAAGCCATGAAAGAACATTATGCAAAAATTAAGTTTAGCAGTTAAAAATTTCAACGACCGTGTCAAGGTAATGAATCAAACTGGAAGCAAACAGTTGAGTTTGAGTGCAGATGAGGCAAGAAACTTGCATGCGGACATATTTAATTTGCTGGCAAATCTAGCAGAATCGCAAACAACTCGCGAGCCTGAACAGCCTTCTAATATTAGCCTAGATGGTGGCGGCTTTTAACTTAAACTGCCCATATTTTAGCATAAATACATAGTTCAAGGATTAAAAGATGTCTAGACCTAAACCCACAGTACTGTTAGAGCATGTTAATAAATCTAACTACAAAAGCGATCAAGTTCTCAGCAGCGAAGGGATCTGGGCGGTATTCTACGACAACAAACCCATTAATCTCAAAAGTGCAAACATGCTGGTAGCGTACCCTGGTCCCAAATACAAAAAGGTAAGTTTCAGCAACAGCGGACATGCTATCAATCTAGCCAAAAAACTCAACACATTGTTCAAGACCGACAAATTCACTGTGGTCCTAATGCAGCAAGGTGACCAAATCTACCCTTAATCAAACGGACTATACCCGACAGTTTTTGACTCGAACGGGCATTGATCACTCCAACTTTGACAGGTATCACAAAGAATGGTGGTGGAATCACACTGATCCCAAAAACTTGAGATTGAGCATTAACGGATTCAAGTTTGTGTCGCATAACAAGATCCCTTACTATCAAATTGAGCTGCCCGAACTGTTAAAAAATCGCACTCTTATTCAAATGAGTAGATTGCTCACTTGTCCTTACTTTATAAAAAAGTTGGATATTGTGTATTTGCTCGGCGAAGAAGAGTCTGTGCTGCTTAAACTGCATGCCGACAACCTCCAACAATACTTAGACAACCTACAACTACAGTAGATTGCGCTAAATTCACGTTTAGCATATAATGTATAGTCTTCTACAAAGGAGGCTGTATGTTAGCACAAAGTTATATTAGCAAATATGCAACCAAGCCAAGCAGCAAAGGTTTTAAGAGTCAATGGCACAAAATACCCGCAACAGAAAAGTGGGTAGAGTACATGCTAGACAAGCATGACATTAACAAAATACTAATGGATAGCGATTTTGCAACAAAAATGGATTTGTTAGATGTTTTGCAAGTTTTAGAGCGCAAGATAGACTATATGTATAGGCATCCAAATTTTAATTTTAAAAAAGCAACAGATTGGTTTCATCGGCTCAAAAATGCAACAAAAGTTGCTGATTTAACAAACAATCAAAAGTTGCAAGATCGCAAACGAAAAAAACGCTAGACCAAAATTCACCCTTTTGTTATAGTTTGGTTATGAAATTTATTTTATTAGCAATTGCAATTAACCCGCCCGCTTACATGGGTTCTTACGATTCGCTAAAAAGTTGCGAAAATGCTATTCGTAGCATTTATGCAACACACCTAATTGTACCAAACTTGCAATATTCGCAACAACAAATGTCTGTTATTAATAATGTAATAGACATACAGTTGCAATATCAGCAAGAATATCGTTGTGTTGCAAAATAGCAACCAAAAAAAGATAGACCATAATGACCCATTTTGCTATACTAATGATGTTGTCAATTTACTAGGAGGCAGAAATGAGCAAGACTTTTACTTTTGCAGGCACTTGCGTAGAGAATGGCGCAGTGGTTTACAAATTTGCTAACGACGCTAATCGCGCAAAGGCACTTGAGCGTTTTGGTTGTACTGAAATTAACATTATTGCATTACCCAATGCAATGGACAAGGATGCTGCTATTGCATACTTGGCTACAGTGGGTATGACTGCTACTAAGCCGGCTCGTGCTGCTCGGGCTGCAAAGCCTGCTACAGTTAAGGTAAAGGCTGCTAAGGATGTTAAGGTTGTAGCCGCCAAGGCCAAGCGAGTGCCCAAAGAGTTCAAAGAAGGCATGGATGCAGCCAAGTTCTTTGACACTTGGATGGCTGATGCTAAGACCAAAGCCGATGCATGGCGCGAGAAGAACGGCATCTAAGAATGACGGTCTGTGGCAGAAATGCTACAGACCTTAATTCTGTAATACATTATAATAATGTTTCACACGTTAGATAGGAGAATGTAATGGCTGTTACAGAAACCCGTACGGTTACGCCCGAAGAGGCACGTGGCCGTATCCTTAGGTCGTTCAAACACAAACGACCCATGTTCCTATGGGGACCACCCGGTGTCGGCAAAAGTGAAGTGATTGCAGACATAACCCGAGAGCTCGGCGGACACATGATTGATCTGCGGTTGTCGCAGATGGAGCCTACAGACATGCGCGGTATTCCGTTCTATAACAAAGACAAGGGTCTTATGGATTGGGCACCACCTATTGACTTGCCTGATCAAGAATTAGCGGATCAATATCCAATTGTAGTACTGCTATTGGATGAGATGAATTCAGCTGCGCCAGCAGTACAAGCCGCAGCATATCAGTTGATTTTGAATCGTCGAATCGGCAAATACACATTGCCCGAAAATGTAGTAATGGTGGCTGCGGGTAACAGAGATTCGGACAAGGGTGTTACATATCGTATGCCCAGTCCGCTTGCTAACCGTTTTGTGCATTTAGAGGTCCGTCCAGACTTTGAATCTTGGCAGACTTGGGCCGTTAAGAACAAGATCCATGCGGATGTTGTAGGTTATCTGTCGTTCGCCAAGAGTGACATGTTCGACTTTGATCCGCGTAGCAATAGCCGTTCGTTTGCTACACCGCGTAGTTGGACCTTTGCTAGCGACTTCTGCAAAGACACAGACATGCCCGCGTCAGAACTAATGGATCTTGTGGCAGGCTGCGTAGGCGAGGGTATTGCACACAAGTTTATGGCTCACCGCAAAGTGGCCGGCTCGCTACCCAAGCCCGAAGACATTCTAGCAGGCAAAGTCAAAGAACTCAAGACCAAAGAAGTGTCAGCCATGTATTCGCTGACTACCAGTATGTGCTATGAGTTGCAAGACTTTCACACAAAGAACAAAGACAAGATTGTAGAATTTCATAAGATGGCCGACAACTTTTTGCGGTTCATGATGGATAACTTTACAACCGAAGTCACTGTTATGGGTGCGCGAGTAGCACTAACCACATACAATTTGCCCATGGTTCCAGGCAAGATGCCGAGCTTTGATGAGTTCCATCAGCGTTATGGCAAGTATGTGTTGGCCGCAGCCGGCTCATCCAAATAAGTTTTATCGCGTGTGAGGCAGGAGGCTGGATCCAGGTCCGTAAGTCCTCCTTTTTTACATTGACTGTAAATACAGAACTTGCTATAATGTATTACACAATAAGGACAAGCAATGGCAGAATCTACAGTAATTGACAAGCAAAAAGTAGTCACAGTAACCAATCCGCGCACAGATGCAGCGGCCCGCGAAAAACTGACTACTGCACGTATCGGCTTGCTACTAAAGGCTCCGTTCTTTGGACAGTTGGCTACCCGTATGACGCTGACCAATGCGGATGAGTGGTGCGGAACTGCTGCAACCGACGGACGCAAGTTCTATTACAATAGCGAGTTTGTAAATAACATGCCGCTAAAACAGCTCGAATTCCTAGTCGGACACGAGATCCTGCATGCGGTTTATGATCACATGGGTCGTAGAGGCGACCGT